CCGCAAGAACGAGGACGTCTACAAGCACGCGGCGTCGGGCATCTACGGCGTGCCCGCCGACAAGGTAGACAAGGCGCAGAGGCAAATCGGAAAAATTTCTACCCTCGCTCTAGGATTCGGCGGGGGAGCAAACGCTTTCCGCAAGATGGCGCGGGCCTACGGCCTGAAGATCACCGACACCGCCGCAGAAGAAATCAAGGTCGCGTGGCGTCTGGCGAACCCGTGGGCGCGGACTTTCTGGGCCGAGCTGGAGGGTGCCGCGATCCGCGCCGCGCGCCACCCCGGCGTCGTCGCAGAGGCGGGGCGCATCAAGTACCTGATGCACGGTGACATGCTCTACGCTCTGCTGCCCTGCGGGCGCCTGATTGCCTACCCGGAAGCCGAGGTGGTGATGGTCGACGGCCAGAGGGGGCCGCAGCCGCGCCTGTCGGCGCTGAAAGCCTCAATGCACCCCAAGAAGGGTGAGACGGCGTGGCCCCGCGTGACCCTCTATGGTGGTTTGCTGGCCGAGAACTGCCTCGCCGGTGATACGGAAGTGCTGACGATCCACGGATGGCTCCCTCTGACCGCCGTGGGGGGTCTGCCTGTCTGGGACGGCGAGGAGTTTGTGCTCCACGACGGTCTGGTGGCTAAAGGTTCGCGGCCTGTCGGCGCGCTGGACGGCGTCCGCATGACCGCCGATCATAGCGTATTGACACAGGAAGGATGGAAGAATGCCTCGGCCCTTGAAGGACATATCCGGGCAGCAGTTCGGCTTCCTTACGACAATGAAGTGTGCAGGCTCGCGCAACGGGAAGCGCCTGTGGCTGACGCGCTGCATCTGCGGGGCCGAGAAAATTCTTGTTGGCGCCGAACTTACGAAAGGGCGCGTGCGTTCTTGCGGCTGCAAGAAGGGGGAGTTGCTTGGCGAGGCGCGGCGTACGCACGGCATGTCGCTGCATCCTGCTTTCGCAGTCTGGAGTTCTATGCTGGCGCGGTGTCAGCAGCCTTCTCACCGGGTGTGGCAAAATTACGGAGGGCGCGGCATCACTGTGTGCCCTCAATGGCAAAAGTTCGAGACGTTCTGGGCCGACATGGGGCCGACGTATCAAAGCGGGTTGTCGCTGGAGCGGGTAGACAACGCGCAGGGGTATGGGCCAGCGAATTGCCGCTGGGCTACGCGAGCGGAGCAGGCGCGGAACACCCGGCGCTCCCGGTTCATCGACACGCCTTGGGGGCGCATGACAGTGGCGGGCGCAGCGGAACGGTCGGGCATCGGGGTGACGACGTTGCTGTACCGTTTGGGGCGTGGGAACCCGCTGTTCACGAAGCCGTCTACGACATTCTGAATTGCGGCCCTCGACAGAGGTTTGTTGTGCGCGGCCATTCAGGGCCCTTCATCGTACACAACTGCACGCAGGCATTCTGCGCCTCGCTGCTGCGCGCCGCCGTGCGCCGCCTCGACGAGGCCGGGTGGCCCGTCGTCATGCACACGCACGACGAGGTGCTCGTCGAGGTGCATGAAGGCGAGATCGACGACGCCAAGGCGGCGCTGCAGGAGGCGATGCTGACGAACGAGTGGCCTGATTTGCCGCTTGCCGCTGAACCGGAGTACGGCTACAGCTACGACAAGTAGAGGTCGATATGGAATTGGATAATTTTATCGAGCACGTCTTCGGTGACGTGCCCGACGACGAAATCGTCGGCATCGTCCAGCGCGGCAAGGATAACCGTGGCTGGCTGACGACACCCTACAAGCAGGGCCGCACGAAGCTGCGCCCCGACGCCGCGAGCTACTACTGCATCTCGACCCTGAAGAGGCCGCCCGCGGGCGAGCCGCTGCGGCGGCTGATGCCGAACATGGCCCGGTGCCGCGTCATCGTCCTCGACGACATTGGGACCAAGATTGATGCCGAGAAGTTCAAGGGAAAGGCCGGGCCGCACTACGTGATGGAGACGTCGGCGGGCAACTTCCAGTACGGCCTGCTCTTCAACGGGACGGTGGAAGAGGCGCAGGTGCTGATCGAGGCCCTGATCGAGGCCGGCTACAGTGACCCCGGCGCGCGCGACGTTCACCGCCTTGTGCGCCTCCCCGGCTCCCTGAACTACAAGAGCAACCCGCCCTTCGTCGCGCGTCTCGTCGAAGAGGACTGGGAGCAGCCCGCGTGGACGTTCAAGGAGCTGTGCGAGGAGTTTGGCTTGACACCGCGCGAGCCGACGAGCCTGCGCTCGACCAAGCGCGCATGGAGCGGCGACACGGGCGGTGACGTGATCCTGAAGTGGATCACCGAGAAGGGTATGGCCCTCTCGGAGCCCAACTCCGACGGCTGGATGTTCATCGAGTGCCCGTGGGCCGACGAGCACAGCGACGGCCGGCGCGACGCCAAGTGGCAGGTCGGCAACGGCACGACGGGCGCCTACCACTGCTTCCACGGATCCTGCCAGCACCGGACGCAGGGCGACTTCCTGCTCTGGTGTGAGGCGAACGGCGCCCCCGACTTCGAGGCCGAAGCCGTCGCGCAGATCACTACCATCGGCCAGAAGCTGGCGACGATACCGCGGGGTGCCTTTGCGCTGCCGGGCCCTTTAAATCCCCCGCCGAGGGGGGCCGCTGCGGGGGATATCCTTACTGGGCTCGTGCTGACGTATGCCGGGAGAGTGAAGAAAGAGCAGCTGCCGTCGCTCGAAGTGACGGCAAGGGCCGGCGTCCCAAAGGACATACAGAAAGCCACCATCGAAAACGTGCAGCATGTCGTCGCGGAATGCGGCTTCTCCGTTCTAAGAAATCACATGACCGGCGAAGTCGAACTGTCCCATGCGGACGAAGCCTTCAATGCGATTGAAAACCCCTCGGAGCGCGCCCTGATGACCCGTGAATTCCTGATATCCCTCGCCAATCGTGCAGGCATCTCGCTGCGCGCCACGCTCGACGAGCTGCTGACCACACTGTCGTCGAACAACGGGTACCACCCCGTGTTCGACTGGATTACCTCGAAGCCTTGGGACGGCGTCGACCGCTTCCGCGCGCTGGCCGACACGGTCGATGCGAAGAACCCGCAGTGGCGCGACATCGTCATCTTCCGCGCGTCCATTCAGGCCATTGTGGCGTGGACCAACTGGGAGCGGGAGACGCCTGTCAGCGTTCCCCATGTGGTGGTTTTCGTCGGCCCGCAGGGCTGCGGCAAGTCATCGTGGATCGGCTCGCTGCTGCCCGCGGCGTGGCGCCTGCTGGAGCAGAGCGCCAACCTCGGGCACGCCAGCAGCAAGGACGACGAGCGCAGGCTGACAAGCTCCCCGCTCGTCGAGATGGCCGAGCTGGAGGCCATCATCAGCCGCATCGAGGCGGGGCACCTGAAGAGCTTCCTCTCGCGCCCCGTCGACAAGATCCGCCTCCCCTACGACCGGCTCATCACCACGCGCCCCCGCGTGACCTCGTTCTGGGCCAGCGTGAACGACGGACAGTTCCTCAACGACCCGACGGGCGCACGGCGCTTTTGGCCTGTCGAGGTCACGCGCTGCAACGCTTTCCACGGCATCGACATGCAGCAGTACTGGGCCCAGATGCTCCACTACTTCCGGCAGGGCGAGGGCTGGAACCTGACGCGCGAGGAGATACAGCTCCACAGCGCCATCGTCGAGGAACACCGCGTCGAGAGCCCCGCCGAGGGCCGCCTGCAGGAGCTGTACGCGCGCAAGAAGCACGTCGCGGCGAAGGACTGGACCTTTGCCACGGCGAGCGACATCGGGCGGTACTACGGGCTGCCGGACAACTACGGGACATCGCGCGCCGTCGGCAGCGTGTTGCGCAAGATGTTCGGCGAGAGGATCAGCAACAACGAACGGAAAGGATGGAAAGTGCCGATAAAGCAGACTGAACTGAGGGCGGGTTTCTCCGCCTACATTCCCCCGGAGGACGTGTCGTGAAGCTGTTGATCCACATGAACATGCCCTCGGGCAAGAACGACGGGACGCATCAGGTCATTCTGGACGTGCCCGACATGAAGACCCTGAACGATGTGTCGTACCTGATCGGGCAGGGCTA